ATATAGCTCCAATGGTTTTATCATTAAGTATGTTTGAAACTATAAAAGGTAATGTTAGAGGTACTATGACTGTACTTGATAATATTAATTTTATGGACACTTTTATTGACTCGCACCACGCTCCTCTTAAAATTGAATTTGGATATCAAGCTTATTTTTGGCAAAATGAGTTTTATATTGATGGTATTGAAAATATGGAAATTAAAAAATCAGGTAAACAATATACTGTGCATTTTATTGCTAATACTACTTTAATGAACCAAATAGTAAAAATTAACAACGCATATTCAGGAAGAGGTGACCAAATTATTAAAAATATATTTAAAGAAGCTTGCGATGGTAGATTAATAATGGACACAAAAGCTAATACTACAGGTAAATATATTGTACCAAATCTTAGTGCACGTGAAGCAATTAGTCAGGTTCTTGGTGCTTGTTATGATGAAAATTCTTCTGGAATGTTTTTATATCAAAGGGTCTGTGAAGAAGGTATAACAAGATTGACTTCTTTACATGATATGGCAGCTAATAAATATTATGAAAGGAGTTTAATTGGTACAGTAGTATATCAAACTGTATATAAATTAAGAGCAGCTATGGCTGGTGCTTCTGATAGTGATGATGGTATTGACCCTCAGAGTCAGATAGGAACAACTCCAGGATTTGTTGTAAATGAATATAATATGAATTATATTGAAAAATTATCATTAGGAGCTTATGGTAAAAAAATTACAAATTTTAAAATAGATGAAACTAAAGAAGTAAAATTTCCTCCTGCAGAAACAACAGAAATAACAGAAACTACTTTTCCATTATCAAAGGATTTATATGATAATGGTGAAACATCAATATTTGGTGATGTATGTACCCCTGAAGCATCCTTTGCTGTTAATCAAAAATTTACAGTATATAATCAACGTTTGACAGCTCCTAATGTTGTTGCAGTACCAGGTCTTGGTTGTGGATATACTATAAATATTGAATCAGGTGGAAGTAATTTAAGTGGAACAAAAACAGATACAAATTATATAGTTTCATCTATAACTCATAAATTTACAATGACTGATGGTGACCATCAGTATTCACAAGATATAGGATTAATAAGCAAATAATGCATTTTGGAATAGTAAAAGATATTAATGACCCTGATAAGCTTGGAAAAGTTAAAGTAGGTGTAATTAGTGTTCATGATAATATAAAAACTATAGATCTTCCATGGTCAAAAGTTATGATGCCTGGAAATACACCTGCTATAAATGGTACAGGTCATTCTGTAAATTTAGCAGTAGGCTCATTAGTTTGTGGCATATTTCGAGATCCACAACGACAAGAATTTATTGTCATGGGGTCTCTTCCTACAAAAACAGATGTCACCACAGATGATGATACTGCCATTGGTGGTTCACCAGCTGAGACAACAAATGAACCAGATAATAATGCACGAGTAAGAGCTGAAGCTGATCAAACTGCAAATGACCCTAAAGGTAAATATGAACCACGAAGTGCATATGCTCCTGTTTATCCATATAATAATGTATATGCAACAGAGAGCGGTCATGTCAAAGAATACGATGATACTCCTAGTGCTGAACGTATAAAAGAAAGACATATGTCAGGTACTCAATATGAAATACAACCTGATGGTTCAAAGATTGAAAAGATTATAAGAGATAACTACCAATTGGTGGTAGGTCATGATACACTTGAAGTCCATGGCCATGTTAGAATTATTGTTAGTGGTGATGCTAATCTGGTAGTAGCTGGAAATAATACTACGCAAGTAGGTGGAAATATGGAAGCTTGGGTTGATGGTAATATGGGCGCATTTGTTGATGGCAATGCAGACTTACTTATTAAAGGTGACATTGATGGCGAGGTAAGGGGTAATATTGATATTGACGTAGGACCAAGTGACCCAGAGCATGTTATATATGATGGTGACAATGAAGTGCATCATGTAACGTTAGATGGTATTACTAAAAATAAAGCTATTGAACAATGGTTCCCTCCTGTAAAAACCAATACATTCACCTTGACACATAAAAATATGAGGAAGGTTAAAGAATTATCAACTGAAGCACAAGCACCATATGCCTCTGCATTAGCTACCTTTGATGATTATGACCCTGATAAAGTTAAATTGGTTGAGGGTCAATGGACATATCCAGGCAAAACATCATACCTAGCATCATTTGGTAATATTGAATTACACACTGAAGGTGGTTTAAATGCTATTATTGGTGGTGAGGTTGATATAACAGCACTTCAAAATGCTAAATTAAATATTTTTAAGAATGCTGATATTGACATTGGTGGTAATGTTGATATGGATGTGGTAGGTAATATTGTTATAGATGCTACAGGTGATGAGAGCATTATTGATATAAATTCCACAGGTGATTCAAGTCAAATTGATGTAAATTCGGCAGGTACTCTTAAATTATTCTCAACTGGTACAACAGATATAGAGAGCACAGGTGATATGACATTAAAGTCAGCAGATATAAAATTAGATGGTGATGTTCTAGTGACAGGTACAACTACTACGAGTAACACACAATTAATTGATGGACATACTCATGCTATCACAGGTGGGTCAAGTGCTGGAAATACTGGCGCATTAAGTTAATAAAGGTATAAATAGATTATATGGCAACAATTGCAAGACAAGAAACGTATAAGGATGTAGATTTTACTTTTAAGCAAAATCCTAATACAAATGACATTGGAATAAAGAAAGATAATGCATCTATATCACAAAGTGTATTAAATATATTACAAACAAATCATGGTGAACGTCCATTTAATTATTATTTTGGTGCAAACTTAAGAGCATATTTATTTGAGAATATGTCAAATATAACAGCAGCAAATATGGCAACTTCTATTAATACTGCTTTAAAAAATTATGAACCAAGAATACAAGTACTTAATACAAATATACAGGCGAATGCTGACGATAACGAAGTATTTATAACAGTAACCGGTAAAGTTAAATCAAGTAATGAAGTAGTTGATATAGCTACCACAATAGAGAGATTACGATAATGGCAATAGAACGCAGAATTTCAGCAAGTGAATTAGACTTTGATAATATAAAAGCAAATCTAGTTGCATATATGAAAGCAACAGATACTACCTTTAATGACTATAATTACGATGGCTCTGCAATGGCAACCATTATTGATGTATTAAGTTATGTAACTCATGTGAATTCAATGAATGCAAACTTTGCATTAAATGAAACATTTATTGACACTGCTCAATTACGAGCTTCTGTTGTATCTCATGCTAAGTTATTAGGTTATACACCAAGGTCTATTGCTCCATCAACTGCTGTAATTAATATGAAAATGAATTATGATGTTACAGCTACACCTTTATGGAATCATGATGGAAGCAATGTACCGTTTACTTTAAGTATGCCAAGAGGCACAAAATTCCAAACAACTATTGATGGTATAACATATCCAATGTTTAATTCAGTTACTCAAACAATTAACTTTGATGCCACGAATGGTTGGTTATTTGAAAATGTTGCTATTGAACAAGGAACATTATCAGAAATAACATATACTTATCAAGATAATGTATATGAACAATATATTATTCCTGCTAAAAATGTAAATACAGCCTCAATTAAAGTTACTATAATAGATTCTGATTCTACAAGTGCATCTAAGGTTTATTCTCTTAATAGTAATGTTGTTAATCTTGATGGCTCATCTGAAGTATACTTTTTAGAGGAAGGAAGAGATGCTTATTACGAAATTAAGTTTGGTGATAACATTCTAGGTAGGAGACCAGGGAATGGTAATACAGTTAAAATAGAATATGCTTCAATCCCATCAGGTGATGATGTGAATGGTGCTACAGTATTTACTATGACTGATTCACTTAATGGTAATAGTAATGAAACAATTACACTTGTAAGTAAAGCTACTGGTGGAGCTGCAAGGGAAACAAAAGAAGCTATTAAATTTAATGCTCCTCTTGCGCACGTATCACAAAATAGGGCTGTAACACCAGATGATTATAAGGCCATTATTAAAAACGAATTTGCCGATGTTGAAGCTGTTGCAGTATGGGGTGGAGAAGACCATGATGTACCCGATTATGGTAAGGTGTATGTCTCCATTAAGCCATTATCAGCTGAAACACTCACCGATGACCAAAAAACTACTATTAAAACAAGTATTTTAAAGCCAAAAAACGTTGTAAGTATCACTCCGGTTCTTGTCGACCCAGAATACACCTATATCGACCTCGAAGTCTATTTTAAATATAATCCTAACCTTGCTACAGTAACAGCATCTGGTTTGGCAACCTCAATAAGGAATACACTTGTGACATATAACGATGATACATTAAAGAGTTTTGGTGGAGTATATAGAGATTCAAATGTTCTTAAAAAGATTGACGATACTAACATTGCTATCTTATCTAATATTACTCGTATTAAAATGACTAAAAAAATTACACCAGTACTTGGAGAAGAGACTAAATATACACTTAAGTTTAATCAACCATTGACTGACTTAGATGCTACTACAGGTACTACTGGTTCTTATGTGACATCAACCAATTTTACATACGCTGGCCAAACTGGTAGACTTAAAGATTTTTATGACAGTTCAAGTAATACAAGAATTATTCAAATAGTTGATACAGCTAATTTAGTATTAGCCACTAACATTGGTGATGTAAATGAAGAAGATGGAACGGTTACTCTTAACTCATTTCAGCCAACTGGAGTACCTACTGGTATGACTACAATTGATGTGACGGTTAAGCCAGCATCATCTGATATATCACCTACAAGAAATGAATTATTAACAATTAATACCTCAACTGCAACAATTTCAGGAGAGATAGATACTATGGCTACTGGTGGTACTACTGCTGGTATTGATTATACAACGGTAAGTAACTAATGGCAAATGGACTTGGAAAATATAATATATCATCATATATCGATGAATTAACACCAGACCATATAGAAGGTTCATATCCTGAGCTAGTTAATTTTCTTAAGACATATGCATTATATTTAGAGCGTTCAAATGAATCTGGATTCTATCTTAATGCTATAGATATCCAAAGAGATATTGACTTTGTTGAGGAAAAACTCCTTAATGAACTCCAAAATGAAATTGGTGTTGCAGTACCTAGGGACTTTGCTACAAACCCAAGAATGTTTTATAAGAGGCTTGTTGAATTTTATAGAAGTAGAGGTACACCTGAATCTATTAAGTCATTCTTTAGAATGATATACGATGATGATGTTGAAACATATTTTCCATTTGAAGATTTACTTAATCCATCAGATGGAGATTGGACAAATCAAGAAACGGCTATTAAAGCTGATAGAACTACATTTACTCCTAATCATACATTTACAATTAGTGGCACACCATCAGTAACTCCTGCAAATAATGATGCAGCTCAAGCAGCCATTTTTGATGATGACGTAGTATTTGTCAATAACACATATCAAGTTCCAGTTACAGATTATACCGAAGAGGTATATTCAGATTCAGGTACAACCAAATATAGATTAAATTTTACAAGTGCTTTAGCAAATAATGATGTTGTAAGAACATATGCTAAAGGATTATTTACTACGGTCAATGGTTTCTTATCAGACAAAAAGTTTTTACAAGATTCTTATTACTATCAGCAATTCTCATATGTATTAAGAACTGGTAAGAACGTATCAGATTGGAAAAATGCATTTACAAGATTAGTTCACCCTGCAGGATTTAAATTCTTTGGTGAAATATTGATTTTTATTTCAGCATTAGACCAAGGAAATACACAAGCGCAATATGGCTGGTTACCGTTTGTTGGTAAAATACAGTTAACTTTAGGTGCACATCAAGTTGGACCAGTAAGTTTTAATAGTCACATATTAGAGAAATCGTATACCCATTATGCACGAGGTAGTGCACAATATAGTATTATAGGTATGCAAAATCATTGGGATAACATGAAGTTCAGTTATTTAGGCCCAAATAGTGATTTTGCTCGATATACAGTGCAAGATAGTATAAATAACAATATAGGTTTACAATTCGGAATGGGTGGAGCTAGTTCACTCGTTATTTCATAAAATAAAGGAAAAGACATGGCAGCAATAATCACAAGTAAATTCAGACTAGATTCAACGAATAAATTCGTAGATAGTCTTAGTGATAATCAATTCTATATGGCTCTGGGACGGCCAAACGCATGGACGGATGACGCATCTCCGGACACCCCATATGAAAATGACTACGCATCAAATACTTTATGGGAAAACATGTTTGCCATGAA